GGCCGATGACCAGATTTTCTCAACCGTGTCGGCTGCCACTTGGTGCTGGCGCTCCAGCTCGGCATCGCGCAGCACCTTGGCCTCGGCCACGCGCCTGGCGTGCGCCATCTCCTCTGCTTGGGTGAGCTTGCGCCCAACGTCTGCGCGCCAGGTCACCTCCATGCCTGAACGCCAGCATCCGAATCGGCCGGCCGGCACGCCATCACCGAAGACCAGGTACCAGCCAGGCTTGTCACCGTGGCCTGGTGAGCCTTTGGTGCCTGACCTGAACCTGTGAATCTTGCCGTCCAAGAAGACCTGCTCTGGTGGCTCCAGGCCGGCCGCCTTGATGGCGTCGATCAGTTGCTCTTCTGGTGGTGCCACCCTCTTCTCTGGTGGTGGCGACCAGGGGCCGCCCAGGACTTTGGACAGGTCAGCCATGCAATGTCGCCTCCTGCCGTGTCAGGTAGTCAGACAGCGCCTTGACCGTCTCGTACAGGGGCTTGGAGTCCTCCTGCATGAACCTGTAGACCGTGGCCGGGTGGACCCCAGCGTTCTCGGCCACTCGCTTGAGATTGGCGTCCTCAAGCCGTTTCTTGATTTGCTCGACAGTCAGCATATATTGCACCTCTGAAAAAATTTTTGCGGGAGTGCTTGCATCTTACTCGAATTCTGGTTTATGATGCAAGCACTGCGCGAACGGAATTGCCCGAAGGTGCAGCAACCAAGAAGGAGAGCCAACATGGCAATCAACGTGAAGACCACCGGCAGCCTGGCTGCCAACGGTGTGAAAGTCCTGGTCTACGGCCAGGCCGGTGCAGGTAAGACCTCACTGATCAAGACCCTGCCCAGCCCCATCGTGCTGTCGGCTGAAGGAGGCCTGCTGTCCATCCAGGACGCCGACCTGCCCTTCATCGAGATCAGCGACATGGAGACGCTGCGGGAGGCCTACACCTGGCTGACGCAGTCCGACGAAGCCAAGGGGTTCCAGTCGGTAGCGCTTGACTCCATCAGCGAGATCGCTGAGGTGGTGCTCAATGCCGAGAAGAAGGCCACCAAAGACCCACGCCAGGCCTACGGTGCGATGCAGGAGCAGATGGCCGACATCATCCGCGCATTCCGCGATCTGCCTGGCCGCCATGTGTACATGAGCGCCAAGTTAGAGAAAACGCAGGACGAAATGGGCCGCGTGCTGTATGCGCCATCGATGCCTGGCAACAAGACCGGCCAGGCGCTGCCGTACTTTTTTGACGAGGTGCTGGCGCTGCGTGTCGAGAAGGATGGCGACGGCAACACCCAGCGTGCGCTGATGTGCGACAGCGATGGCCTCTGGCTCGCCAAGGACCGCAGCGGCAAGCTGGACATGTGGGAAGCACCAGACCTGAGCGCAGTGTTTGCCAAGATCGGAGGCAAGTCATGAACGTCCAGGAAATGATGAACACCGAGGACTTCATCAAGAGCGTGACTGACGCCGAGCAGTTGGCTCAGATGTGGTTGATTGCAAAGGAAAACGAAACCTCGGCCACCGCTGACCGCCGCAAGATCGAGGATCAGATCAGGAAGATCGCCAACCTGCGCGACGACACCGAAGGCACCGAGACCCTGGCGCTCGAAGGCTTCCGGGTCAAGGTCGTCGGCCGCATCGACCGCAAGGTGGATGCCGACAAGGTGCAGGAGCTGGCCGCCGAGCACGGCCTGACCGATCACCTCTCGACGCTGTTCCGGTGGAAGCCGGAGATCAACATGGCCATCTGGAAGGCCGCCGACGAGTCCATCACCAAGCCGCTGGCCGCAGCAATCACGGCCAAGCCTGGCCGCCCTTCTTTCACCATCGAACCCATCACCACCAAGGAGTAAATCATGGCTTTTCTCGGACAAACCTACGCAGCATCTGACATGCCCCAGGGCAACAACAACTACGAGCCGCTGCCGGCTGGCTGGTACACGGCCAACATCACGCAGGCCGAGCTGAAGAGCACGGTCGCTGGCGATGGCCAGTACATCAAGCTGCGCTACGACATCACCGGACCCACACACCAGGGCCGCGTGGTCTTCGGCAACCTCAACATCAAGAACGCGAGCGCCAAGGCCGAGGAGATTGGCCGCCAGCAGCTTGGCGAGATCATGCGCGCCATCGGCCTGGCCAAGGTCCAGGACACCGACCAGCTCATCGGGTCCAGCATCCAAGTCAAGCTGGAAGTGCGCCCTGCACGCACTGACGAGAAGACTGGCAAGACCTACGAGGCCAGCAACGATGTGAAGGGGTTCAAGGCCGTCAATGGTGGCGCAGCGCCCACCTTTGCCGCAGCCGCGGCAGCACCTGCTGCTGTAGCTCCTGCAGCCTCTGCAGCTCCGGCCAAGGCCGCGCCGCCCTGGCAGAAGAAGTGAAGTGAAAAAAGCCCAGGCCAGCGCGAGCTGGTCCTGGGCATTGGCAACCACTAGAAGGAGACGGGCACCATGAAGATACCCGAACCAGAGCATAGCATCCAAGGCCTGATCGACAAACACCACGAGAAGCAGGCCGAGCCGCCCAGGCCGCACATGGGCTGCAGCCAGTTAGGCCACCCATGCGACAGGTGGCTGTGGCTGTCCTTCCGATGGGCCGTCCAGCCCCAATTCCCTGGCCGCATCCTGCGCCTGTTCAGGCGTGGCCAGATGGAGGAGGCCACCATCGTGTCGGACTTGCGCGCCATTGGCATGGATGTGCGGACCAGCCGCCAGCAAGAGCGCGTGGACTTCGGTGCGCATGTGTCTGGCAGCATCGACGCCATCATTGAGTCTGGCGTGCCTGCAGCGCCCAAGAAGCGCCATGTGGCCGAGTTCAAGACGCACAGCTCCAAGAGCTTTGCCGACCTGGAGAAGAACGGGGTCGAGAAGTCCAAGCCCGAGCACTTCGTCCAGATGCAGCTCTACATGCATGGCACCGAGATCGACCGTGCCCTGTATGTGGCCGTTTGCAAGGACGATGACCGCATCTACACCGAGCGTGTGCGCTACGACAAGGAGGTGGCCGAGAAGTTCATCGCACGCGGCCGGCGTCTAGCTTTGGAGGACCGCATGCCGCCGCCCATCAGCACCGACCCGAGCTGGTACCAGTGCAAGTTCTGCGATGCGCACGAGTTCTGTCACGAGACCAAGACTACCAAGCACGTCAACTGCCGCACTTGCGCGCACAGCACGGCCAAGGAGGACAGCACCTGGCGCTGCGAGCGCCACGAAGCCGATGGCATTCCGGTGGAGTTCCAGCGCCAGGCCTGCGAGTCGCACGTCCTGCATCCTGACCTGGTGCCCTGGGAGCGCAAGGACGGCCTGGACCAGTGGACGGCCGTCTACGTCATCGAAGGCCGCGATGTGGCCAACGGTGAAGGCGATGCGCACGTCTACACCAGCCGCGAGATTCTCGTGAACCCCAAGATGTGCAGCCTGGGAGATGAGTATGTGGAGAAGCTGCGCGAGACATTTGACGCGAGGATTGTGGGATGAACAGCGAAGACATCAACAAGATGTGGCTGCAAAGCCAAGATGATGCTGAAGGCATGCGCCTTGGTTTCACTACGCAGCAACATTACTTCGCCGCCCTTGTCGCCGCAGCAGAACGCAATCGCACATGGACACAGGCGCACTGGACTGAGTACGAGCGCAGCATTGCAGCAGCAGAGCGCGAAGCCTGCGCCAAGCTGTGCGACGAGATCGCCATTGATATGTGGAAGCTGTACAAGGGCCGACCTCCGTACAAAGGCGATGAGGAAGGCAGAGCATCCGACTTCACGCAAGGCCGCAGCGCTGGCGCAGACGACTGCGCAGAGGCAATTAGGAGAAGGACAGATGCTGCGTGACTACCAACAGCGAACCATTGACCAGCTCTATGCGTGGTTCGAGGCAGGCCATGCAGGCAATCCCTGCCTTGTGCTGCCCACCGGGTCCGGCAAGAGCCACATTGTGGCCGCGCTGTGCAAGGACGCGCTGCAGAACTGGCCAGAGACCGTGGTGCTGATGCTGACCCATGTGAAGGAGTTGATCGAGCAGAACGCCGAGAAGATGCGCCAGCACTGGCCTGGCGCGCCGATGGGCATCTACAGCGCCAGCATCGGCAAGAAGCAGCTCGGTGAGCCGATCACCTTCGCCGGCATCCAGTCGATCCGCACCAAGGCCAAGCAGATCGGCCACGTTGACCTGGTGATCATCGACGAGTGCCACCTGGTCAACCACAAGGACGAAGGCGGGTACCGCCAGTTCCTGGCCGACCTGAAGGCCATCAACCCTGCGCTGCGTGTCATCGGTTTGACGGCCACACCCTATCGCCTGGGGCACGGCCTGATCACCGACAAGCCTGCGCTGTTCGACGACCTGATCGAGCCGGTCAGCATCGAGGAGCTGGTGTTCAAGGGTTACCTGGCCACGCTGCGCAGCAAGGTCACCAAGGCCAAGCTGGACACCTCTGGTGTCCACAAGCGTGGTGGCGAGTTCATTGAGTCCGAGCTGCAGGCTGCAGTCGACACCGACGACAACAACCAGAAGGTGGTGCGCGAGATCATCGATCTGGCAGGCGAGCGCAAGGCCTGGCTGCTCTTTTGCACTGGCGTCAAACACGCGCACCATGTGGCCGAAGTCCTGCGCCAGCGTGGCGTGGCTGCGGAGTGCGTGACAGGCGAGACGCCAAAGAAGGAGCGCGAGCGCCTGCTGTCCGAGTTCAAGGCCGGCCGGCTGCGCGCCCTGACCAATGCCAACGTGCTCACCACCGGGTTCGATTACCCGGACATTGACCTGATCGCCATGCTGCGCCCGACCATGTCGGCCAGCCTGTACGTCCAGATGGCCGGCCGCGGCATGCGGGTCAAGAGCCACCTCGATCACTGCCTGGTGCTGGACTTTGCTGGAGTGGTGGCCACGCATGGGCCGATCACAGCCGTGCAGCCGCCCAAGAAGGCAGGCGATGGCAATGGCGAGCCACCAGTCAAGGTCTGCGACAACTGTGGGGAGCTGTGCGCCATTGCCGTGGCTATTTGCCCTGCGTGCCTGACGCCATTCCCGGAGCCGGAGCGCAAGAAGCTGGAGCTGCGCAACGACGACATCATGGGCCTGGAAGGCAGCGACCTGGAAGTCACGTCCTGGAGCTGGCGCAAGCACGTCAGCCGCGCATCAGGCAAGGAGATGCTGTCCTGCACCTACTATGGCAGCCTGTCAGACAAGCCGATCACCGAGTACCTGCCGGTGCTGCATGAAGGATATGCCGGCCAGCGTGCGCTGCAGCAGCTCTTCACGATGGCCAACTCGTCAGGAGCGCACCTGGCCGAGGCCGAGCGCATGAGTGACAGCGAAGGCCTGGAGTATCTGGCCACGCAGATGAATGGCAGCAGGCCGCCCAAGGCCATCGAATACCGCATGGACGGGAAGTTTCACCGGGTCATCAAGAGGAGCTGGGCATGAGCCGAGGCCGCGCCTTGCAGCACTATGGCAAGCTGGGTGTGGCCAACCTGTCCAGCGAGGTGAAGAAGCTCTGGTACAGCCGCCACATCGAGCCAGAGCCGTGCGAGCCGGTGGACACCTACTGGCCGACATGCACCGATCCTGACCTGGTGCTGCGCCAGGACTTCGCCAGGCGTCTGGTGGCCATCACGCCACTGACAGAGATCGAGGAGTGGGCTGTGGTGCTGTGCGTGCTGGACAACTGCACGCTGCGCGAGGCAGGCAAGGAGATGGACCGGACGCAGGAGCGTGTGCGCCAGATTTTGATGAAGGCCATGCGCAAGTTTCGGACGTGCCAGAAAGCATTGACTGGCATGGATTTGTGGGAGTTGGACACCAGGGACATGTCGTACTTCTGGTGGAGGCATGAACAAAGGAGAGAGCATGATCGACGTTGAAGAACACCTAAAGCGCGCTGCCGGATGCGAGTCCGTCACGCTGCCTGCATCCATGTGGCTTGATGCGCTGTGGGAACTGCAGAGCAGGCGCAGCGATGAGATTGTCACCATCGGGCCATTCTTCCTGAAGCGCTACGACGAGCACAGCTTCTGGCTTGGCCACGAGAGTGGTGAAGGCATGCAGGTGCGTGATCACCGCGTGCTTGATGTGTTCAATGAGCTGTGGAAGGAGTTCTGATCATGACCACCAGACCACCAGAGCCAGAGTTCCTGATCCAGTGGCGTGAATGGGTTCAGGCTGGGCCGCCCAAGTGCTGCCACACCTGCGAGCACTACGGGGTCGACGGCCTGTGCGTGGAGTTCTTCATGCGGCCGCCTGACGACTTTGCGGCCACCGTGGACGCATGCGACAAGTGGGAGGCCGAATGCCCGTTCTAGACCGCCTACCCACCGAGCACGAGGAGCAGCGCGAGCTGGTGCGCTGGTTCCGGCAGACTTGGCCAGGCGTGCGCATCCATGCCATTCCCAATGGTGGCGCGCGCAGCAAGGCCACCGCAGGCCGCCTGAAGGCCGAAGGCGTGGCCTCTGGCGTGCCTGACCTGTTCGTGCCGGCCTGGCGTCTGTGGGTCGAGATGAAGCGCGCCAAGGGTGGCAGCCTCAGCCCGGAGCAGAAGGACTGGATCGAATACTTGGAAGGTGTGGGATATTGGGTTATAGTGGGAAAAGGTGCGGATCATGCCAAGCAGCAGATCAGCGCCTTTTTCACCACCAACCAAGGAACCCAATGAGCACTCGCATCTACCTGGTCACCGACACGGAGACCAACAAGCACCGCCTGATCCGCGCTGCCAATCAGGCGCAGGCCATCAGGCACGCTGCCCAGACCCGATTCGACATCGAGGTGGCCGGCCAGGATGACCTGGTCAGCTTGCTGACGCATGGCGTGCCTGTCGAGCTGGCCACCGGCCAAGCCACCGCCGATATGTTCGAGGAGGCATCTCTGACCAACCCAGGGATGACCGACTGATGAAAGCGCCGACCACTCCCAAGTCGTCGGCCTCGGCCGTCAAGGATCGATACCTGACGATCCGCGTGCCGCCCGAGGTCGAGCTGGCGCTGCGCCGCCAGGCCGATGCTGACACCAGGACGCTGGCCGCCCAGGTGCTGCACTACATCAAGCAGGGGCTGGCCAAGAGCCAGGAGGAGGCTGCCGCATGAAGCTGCGTCCTCGCCTCGCCGTGCAGTGGTTCCCTCGCCGCTGGCCGTACTTCGCCATCGGGTTCGACCGTGGCGAGTTCCACCTGTACCTGTGGATCGTCGAGATCGAGGTCTGGAGGTCGTACTGATGGCTGCCGACAGCCCGAACGACAAGCGCCACATCCTGGTGGCGATGCTGCGGCCTGCATCGATCAGCCTGGCCGCGTGCCAGGCCATCGGTGGGCCGCGGCCTCCGGCCATCGCCGTGTTCCTGGACCGTGAGCAGGGCACCATCAGCCTGGTGGACGTGGTCGCGCCATGAAGAAGTCAGGCAAGCGCCGGCCTGCAGCCGGCAGGCCGGTGACCTACACCCACTGGGACGAGCTGATGGCCAGCGCCAGCGATCCGTTGCCGCAGGAGCAGCGCACCTACCAACTCACGCGCATGTACCAGGGGCTGCACGCCCTGGAGACGGCCGCCGAGCCTGACAAGGAGGACTGGCGGGTCGTCAGCGATGCCGTCAACATGCTGGAGACCTTGGTGGTCGAGATGCAGGTCTGCGAGGACGCCAGTGGCCTGCTGATGGACGCCATCCGCGGCCTGGCAGTGGCCGGCCAGCGCCACAAGCGCGAAGGCAAGCCCATCAGGCTGGATGGGCCTGGCATTCAGGCCGTGCGCACCGTCTTGGCCAACTACGGGGAGCTGCTGGACATGCTGCCGGCACGCACCATGATCAGGTGCCACCGCCTGACCGAGAAGCGCATCCACGCCATCCTGGACGGCCGAAAGCAGCCGCACGATGTCGAGGTGGTCTAGGGGTTTTCACCTACTTGCGTCCATCGTGGGAAATCGTGGTAAGATGTGGCCATCGCAACCAACCAGCAAGGAGCTGAACGTGAATGCAACCACCACCACCAAGGAGGCCAACATGGCTGACTTCCAAGTTCTTCCCTTTGATTTTGCCTCTACCGAGGCAACTTTTGTGGCCATCACTGAGGCCGCCAAGAAGCGCTTTGATGGCGCTATCTCTGTGAACGTGCGCAAGTCTGCAGCGTCGTGCTTTGCAGAGCGTCTTGAAGCAGAAGGCTTCAAAGTCCAATAAAGCCAGCGCCCTTCTGGGCGCTCCAACAACCACCAAGGAGAACACCATGAACAAGACCCAGAAACGCGAAATCGAGAAAGCGCGCGACTTCCACAGCCTCGGCCATCACGAGACGGCCGCGCGCATCCTGGCCACCTGCCAGCGCTGCGCTTTGACCAAGCGCGCCCAGCAGGCCATCATCGAGGTGGCGCAGGAGCTGGACCTGATGCGCTTCATGCGCATCGAGAACGGCTGCCTTGTGACCGACTGAAGGAGACCACCATGCAACTCAAGCGCTACCACGTCATCCTGGGCCTGATCGGCCTAGTGATTGCAATGGGCATCGTCGGCCAGTCCGACTTCGAGGAGGCCGAGCGCCAGGAGGCCGAATACTGCGAGATGGTCAAGCTGTGGAAGCAGACCAAAGGCCAGGCTGGCTGGCCGGCCTATAACGGTGAAGGCATGTGCCGGTGAGCTGCAATCAGAACTGCCGCCAGGGACGGGACTGCAACTGCGCAGGCTGGCATGTGGTGCCACTGCATGATCTGCGAGAGCACGAGGTCAATGGCTCGTGCTGGTGCAAGCCTACGCTGGACGAAGGAGTCTGGCTGCACCACTCGATGGACGGCCGTGAGGCCTTCGAGACTGGCGAGCGCCAGCCGTCCTGATCAGCGCTTCATTGCGCCGGCAATGCTCGGTGCGATTTTTTCGACGCTGCGGCCGACCACATAGCCGCCCAGGCCGAACTCGATGATGGACCACAGCTTGAGGTACTCGGCCTCGCTGAGGTTCGGAGCCACCCAGCCCATCCACCTGGCCACGATCAGCGCTGTGAACGTGATCATGGTCAGTGGCCGCCAGTTGGCCGCCAGCCAGTGTGTGCTGGCCGCCTCAGTCTGGATGATCTTGGCCGCCGCCTGTTCAATCTCGCCCTGGTGCTCAAGGAGCTGCCGCAAGGCCTCTGCTTCGGCCTTGGCGCGCTCCGCGGGGTCTGGGAATAGGTTGGCCACCACCTTGCCGACAATCGGTGCCAGGGCCGGGATTAGGGCTTGCATCATGGGTATTTCCTCCGGTCCAGCTCAAAGTGGGGGCCATCAGGGAATCCCTTCCAGTCACCGCCCCAAATGATTGCCACGTTCAGCTCCTTGGCTGCCTCTTTCATAGCCTTGGCGATCTTGTGATACAGAGGCCAGTCCCAGCGCACCTCGTCCTCAACCCAAGCCCCAAGGTCGACCGCATGGCCGGTGATGTGCCGGCCATTCAGCGTCTGGCTTGCGCCGGCCTCATACAGCGCCTTCTGGCGCTCTGGCGTGCGCAGTCCTTCCAAGACTGTGAAGTCGATGGTGGTGATCTCAATGGCGCGCTCGACGACCTTCACCAGGTCTTCATGCACGCCCTTGAGCCTTGCGACAGAACGAGGACCGAGCTTGTAGGCCATCAGTGCTTCCAGAGGCTGATGATGTAGCCGACGATGACCGAGATGCCAGACACAATGCTCATGCCAAACCACAGGCCGCCTTTGCCCTTGTTGGCCAGGGCCAGCAGCTCCTCAATGTTGCGCTCCAGCTTGTCGACCTTCTTGTCCATCTCCTGGACCTTTTGCCAGAGCACACCATACTTGACCAGGTCAATGCCTTCTTGTTGTTCCTGCAGCATCGTGTCCGACTCCATCACAAGCCTTCGCCTGGGGTCATGTAGACCGTCGAAGCACCAGCAGCCGCACCAGAAAAAAACAGACCAGCAGAGAAACGCAGGATTTCAACAGCGCCAGGCACCAGCGGAATGCTGGGAGCAGGGTTGCCTGCAGTGGCTGCCACAGCGTTGGTTTGGGCCTCGGCAGCGGTCGGACCGTAGCCAAGATGCACAGTGTTGGCGCTGGCGTTCACGATGCGCATCTGGCCAGCCACATAGGACGAGAACTTCTCATAGACAGGCACTTGCACGCCGAGAGGAGGTGCGACAGCAGCCGCGATGACTACGGTCTCGCCTTGCGGATTAAATGCAATTTGACTGTTGGTTGCCATGTCAGACTCCTTGGTTCAGTTGAGCACGAGCTGCCGCAGCAGCAGCTTGATATTCCTGCACAACTTCTGCAGTGTGCAATGCTGCGCAAACAGATTGAACCTTGGCGTCTTCAGTGCTGTAGTTCTGACCAGGCACAACAACATGGCGATGGAAGGTCTGGCTGATAACAGTGCCATTTTCCAGAATGCGTGTGGCTGTGCGAACTTGGACGCAGCCGTTTTCGACAACTTCAATCCGGTCAACGACCGTTTGTTTTTTCAGTGACATCATTTTCTCCTTTGGTCTGCGCCGGCCATCCGACCAGCGTATTGGTTAAACGAAATAAGTGCAGGAAAAGCGCAGCGAGCTTCCAGCCTGCGTGTCCGGAGCAACTCCGTTGGCCGTAGAACCTGCCGCATATTTTCTGAACAACAGATAATTGAGCGTTGCAATCATCGATCCCATGATCGTTGTGGTCGCTCCAGCGGCAAACCCTGCGGCAAACAGAGCAACGGCAGAGTTGCTGGCAGAGGTAAAAGGCAATCCATCAACATACAAAGTGCCAGTTGGCAGATTCACAGAATCAACAGCCATGAACACATTGATCGTGACCTCGCGGCCTTTCTTTGTGTAGGTAGCTGTTCGTGATGTGGTCAGCACTGTGACAGTTCCAGTGTCGCAACTGAATGTCGGTGTGAACGTGCCTTCTTCATAGTCGCTGAACAACTCGCTGGTGCCGGTTCCAGGTGTGGCAGAAAAGTCGATACCTTTGCCAGAAGTTCCGACAACCAGATTGCCAGTGGTCATGTTCACATCGCCAGTCAGTGTTGGCGTGGCAATCGATGGCGAGGTGGCCAGCACATTGTTGCCAGTTCCAGTGTTCGTGACACTGACCGCATTTTTGCTGGCGTCCAATGCCAAAGCAGTGGAAGCCGTCAGGCCAGACAAGGTAGTGGTGCCAGAGACCGACAAGTTCACGCCATTGAGATCAGCGCCACCTTCCACACGCTGCCAAGCGCTGCCATTGAAGGCCACCCAGTCACCAACTCCCCAATTGCTTATGCCGTCGAGCGTGGTGCTTCCTGCCACGCTGACAACGTAGTAGTCGCCCTTGGTACCAACACCAGACGCCAGCGCCGGAGAATTGGTGCTGGCATTCCATGTGCCCTTGTAATTCAATGCGCCAATCGCATTGGTGATTGACGAAACTGTCTTAAGCATGATTTCTCCTTATGCGCTGAATCTTGCTTCCCATGCAATCAGCATGGTACTGGCACCTGGATCAGCTCCACATCCAATCTCAATGTTAGTTGCGTCTACACCCACTAAAAATGGGCCTTGCACATTGTTTGTGGTAGCACCGCCAGCGCCTCCTACAGCATCCACGAGCGTCAATCTGATACCAGAAATCGGAGGCGTAACAGCAAGCCCATGCGGAACAGTCACTCGCGTGTTGCCGCTTGCAATCGTAGCTGGATAACCACGACTTTCTGTAGCAAAACCTTGGTTGTTGTAGATGTAAACATCAAGTGCATTCAAGAATGTCACGCCAGTTGTGACATTGGTGAAGGAGTTTCCACTGATGTTGACTCTTCGATTGGATGCGTTGGTTTGCACATCCACGCCAGTCAAAACACTGATAAATGCGTTCTCAGTAATGTTGGTCAGCGTTGTATTTGCAGTGACGATCACGCCCTTACCAGTGGGTGCGCCAGCATACGAGAATGCATTGTTGACGATCTGCGTATCTTGCGAAGTGCCAGCAACATAGAACACAGCAATCACATCGTAAAGGCCGCCAATCACTCCCTGGCCAACATTGTTGCTGATGATAGTTCTGTCACTGTTGCTGACTGCGACAAAATAATCTGCAATGTCAATGTTGAACTTGTTTCCGTCAATAACCGTGTTTGTACAGTTATCGACAAAAATGCCAGTTGCATCAGGACCGTTGATGTTCACGCTGTTGGAGCTGACGATTGCTCCGTTTGTTCCTGCCAGATGAATCGAATAGTCACCGAAATATCCATCTGTCACATTGTTGCCAATGATCTGTGGCGATCCGGTAGAGTAAATTGCTGTTCCACCATATCCAACAGGAGGCCCGGCACTGTATGCGTACTCAAACCAGTTGCCGATGATCCTAGTGTTGCCAGCTTCATCATAGACACCGTAACCACCACCAGAAGAAGAGTCTTCTGGAGAGAAGTCACAGTTCAAGATCATGCAGCCATTCGGAGGCTCAGTTCCAATTTTGTTAATGTAAATACAAGACTCGTTTGCATCAGTGATGCGACAAGAATTGATTTGGCATTCGAACGAATAGCGTTGAATTTCAATGCAGCGAAGAACAGTTGGAATTCCACGCAGCCAGCAGTTTTGTGCAGTGAATCCCCAGACATTATTTACCGTCAACAGCACTGTGGTTGCGCCGCTGCCTGTGATTTTGATTCTGCTGATCCCAGCGCCCGTATAGTCATTGACAACAGCGTCTTGAAACAACAGCACATTGACATTGGCATCACCTGCCAGATTTGTCACGCCAGCGCCATCACCTTGCAACCAAGTACCAGATGGGGCCGTAATGGTCGAACCAATGCGATAGGTTCCAGCAGGAATGTAAATAGATCGATGTCCAGCATCAATGCAAGCCTGGAAATAAGGCTGACAGTCAGCAGTTGCTGTGTTGGTGCCGACAGGGATGAAGTCCCAGACGCTGACAGTCTCACGCATCTTTGACAGCGCTGTGCGAGTCACAGCACCAGCACCAGATTGGACAAAGTCCAGGCTTGCCAGCGTGATGACGTTCCCATAGCGCTCAGTCGCGGCCGGTGCGCTGTACACCACGCTTCCATTTTTGTTCTGTACTTGGATGCTGTAGTCGCTGTTGACGTACAGGCGCGCAGGCGTGCCGCTGTTGACCGGATAGCCACCACGAGTTCGGATCGGCTGCGCTGCAGGCAGAGTAAGAGCAGCGTCCCAGTAGACATTGATTGGATTGCCAATCGGTTGAAGGTTTGCTACGCCGATCCAGATGTAGCCATCCTCAAGAGGTTGGCCATCGATGTCCGTGAGGATCGGATAGGTTGGTTGAATTGAAAGTGCGCTCATCGTTGGTTCTCCTGATCAAATTGTCCTGCAGATTGCATGGATTGCACAAGCCAGCGCTCGCGCCAGCTCATTTCGCGCGGCATCTTTGCGGCATCGGCAAAGCGCCGGAAAGCGCCGGAAAGCGCCACAGCTCGCACTGCGGCCTGGCTTGGTGTTGTCCTGGTGGCTCCCTCGACGGCCAGGCGCTGAAACTCAGGCGATGCAATCAGCTCGTCTGCAGCCTTGGCCACCTCGGTCTTGACGCCCTTGGTCAGCGCTGCCGTCAGGCCTGAGGCAATACCAGCACCAGGCAGGCCGACTGCCGTGGTGGCTGCCTCGGCAGGCAGGCCGATGGCTGCGCGCTTGGCCACGTTGAAGATGTTGCCGACCAGCGTATCAGCGCCTTGCAGCTCCTGCTGGACGGCCTGGATGCGGCCGGTGGTGATGCGCTCGCGGGTGGCTTTGCGCACGTTGTCGGCTACTCGGTAGAGGTCCGACAGCGCCTTCCTGGACGGCTGCGGCAGGTTGTTCATCAGTGCCGCATAGGCTTGCTTGTTCTGCAGCAGACCCTCGTACCAGTTGGCATAGGTGTTGAAGTTCAGCGCGCCGTTCTGTGTGGCCTTGCCGAAGGCCGTGTTCAGGGCCGAGGCCGCCACCATCTGGCGCATGTCCTGGGGAATAGCCTTCAAGATGTTGACCAGCTTGTCGGCATCGCCCTTGGTCAACGCCTGGGTGGCCGTCGACAGCTTGGTGACCAGGCTCTGGTCGAGCTGCTTGCCAAACAGCGACACCATGTCGTCCTCGAATCCCTTGCGCATGGCCACCAGACTCTTGGCCAGACGGTATTGCTCACCGCGGCCGACCGTCTCGGCCAGGCTGAACTGGTCGTCATCGATCAGTGCGTACAGGCGCTTGGCCAGGCCAGTGTCTGCATCTGCGAATGGTCCCTGCTGGCGCGCAGCCGCGCCGATGTCGCGCCGCACGTCATCGATCAGCGCATAGGTCGGGTAACGCATGCCGATCACGTTGCCGGCATCGTCCTTGACCTCGCGTGGCGTCAGCTTGCGCCGCACCGACTTCTCCAGGCTGGAGAGGTTCTGTAGGCCGTCCAGGTCCAGCGCACGCTGCTCTACGAACATCAGCACGTTGTCAGCAGGGCCGCGGGTCTGGGCCGGCACGTTGGCGCGCAGGTCATCGTAGACCTTGTTGGCGCGCGTCTCCAGCGTGGTGACCGTCTGGTCGAGCTGAGTGCGCACCGCCTGGTTCATCCTGCTGAGGTCGGTCATGCCGCCGATGCGGGTGATCAGGTCGTCTGCCTGCTTGCCGACCTGCTCCAGGCCAGCGATCTCGGCCATCCTGGCCTGGCTGCCAGGCACCGACTTGACGGCCTGCGCCAGCTCACGATAGGCCTGGTTCGAGGTCAGGTGGTCAGGCTGCAGATACTGCTCGATCTTGAGCCTGCGCGCAGCCTCCAGCACCTTGGTGTCCGGTGCCGCTTGGCCGGCCAGGATCGTGGTGGCTCGGCCTGCGCCAAAGCCACCACCGGCCGCCTGACGGGTGGTCGCTGCCAGTTCCTCGGCCGTCATCATGACTGGACCGGCTGCCGGAACTGCTGCAGTCGCAGGGGCCACAGGAACACCAGGAGCCATTGCCGTTCCCATCGGAGCGCCAGGAGCTGCTGCAGGCGTCACAGGGGCCGCCGCAGCCCCAGCAGGGGTCACAGGAGCCGCGCCAGGAGCTGCTGCAGGGGTAGGTGGCACCTCGCCGCCGCGGATGGCTCTGACGGCCTGCGGGATGCGTGTGACGGCCTGGCCAGCACCTCCGAGTGCGCCAGCCAGCGCCACCTCTCCAGTGTCGAAGCGGCCGCCAGTGGCAGCCTGTGTGGCCTCGATGCCGGCCTGGGTTGCGCCACCGGCCATGACAGCGCCAGGAATGGTGGTTGCACGGCCGGCAGGAGTGAAAGCCGCCAGCGCGCCAGCAGCGCGCGGGATGTCGCTGACCTGGAAGCCAGGCTTGATGGCGTAGAACTGGCCATCGATGGACGACTGCAGCACGAAGTTGCCCTTCTCGTCCTGCGCCACTTTGACGCCAGGGAAGTTGGCCTGGATGACCTGCACAGTTTCCTGCGGGTTGGTCATCATCGTGCCCAGGGCAGACTTAAAGCTGGCCATGCTGAAGCTGTTCAGCTCCGGCATGCCTGCCCAGTCAGGCAGCGCTTCGGTCGTCGGGGTGGTGCGTTCAGTGCCTGTGACAGCCTCGCGGATGCCACCAAGCACGCCCATCGGTTCGGTCTTCTGGAGCTGGAAGCCGGCAGGCACCCTGGCCATGCCATTGGCGACATCGCGCTCCAGCTCCATCATCTCGTCGCGGGTCATGCGGCCGGTGCTGTAGGCCTGCAGGACCGGGGCCGGCAGCTCAGGGATAGTGGCTCGCGCGCCTTGGGGCTGGACCTGACCGCGCAGCGCAGCGCCGCGGGGCAGCATGATGTTGCCAGCCTTGACATCGTTCTCGAACTCAGCCGCCTCTTGAGCAGTCATCTGTCCGGTGCTGTAGGCCTGGTAGACCCTGGCAATCGCATCTTGCGGTACAGAAGCCATGCTGCTGGCACCCAGAGCACGTTGAAACGTGCTGGTCGTGCCGCCCTCCGCAATGGTTGCCGGCTGTGCTGGCGCAGTCTGCGCAGTCAGCTCGCGCACGCCCTGGGAGACGCGCTGCATATAGGCCTTGGTGCGTGGTCCCCAATTCTTGGGGTCAGTGCCGCCGTGGTACTCGGCCGCCGCCAGCACGATGTTGCCCTGGTTGCGGTCCAGCGACTCCTTGAGCAGCCGGCCAGCAGCCTCTGCCGCATTCTCTGGGCTGAGGTAGGCATCGATGCCGTACTTGTCCAGCACTGCCTTGCGGGTGGTCGGGATGATCTGGAATGGCGTGCGAGCACCGGCCTCTGACACCTGGTCAGCGTTGGAGCGCTCACCGCGTGTGAGCACCGAGACCAGCAGGCCGCTGGGCAGCCCGAGCTTCTGCTCGGTGTTGGCCGCCAGATCAGACCAGAACGGGTCTTTGTAGCTGGTTGGGATGTCTCTTGTGGCCATGTCTTATCTCTTGAACGTGCTGCGATCTTCGCTGGCGCGCATGATGATGGCCTGTATCTGCTCTCTTGTCAGGCCGAGCGCAAGCAACTCACCAGACAGCTCGCGTACGCCGGTCTCCAGAGCTTCTTTTAAGCCTGAACTGGATTGAACGATGCGATCATTCAGTAGCCTCTTGACCACCGTCTCAAGCTGTTGTGTTTTGGCCGTCACATCAGCAGGACTTGCGGCCGCTGGCGCAGGTGCCGCAGCCGGAACTGGTTGCGCGAATGCGCCAGCGCCAGGCATCGGCACAGGAGACGCGCCAGACGGTACTGCAGCGCCGGCTGCAGGCATAGGTGCTGCAGGAACTGCAGGAGCTGTTGGAGCAGCAGGCACAGACATCGTCGGAGCCGCAGCCGGTGCCGCTGGCGTAGGTGTAGCAGGAGCCGCACCAGGCACAGCACCAGTCTCAGGCTGCGCCCAGCGCATGTATCCGCGGCCGGCCACAGCACGGCCGGCCTGAGTCGCTGCTAGGTCTTGCGCACGTTGCTCCATGAACTGGCGCGCAAAGTCCACATAGGTGGTGCCACGAGGAACCTGAACGCCACCGATCTCGATGTCGCGGGTGGCACGGCCGAGCGAGCCGACCGAGTTGACCCATTCCGACTTGGCGCTCTCGGCCACCGCCTCATACTGCGACATCTTGGCCATGCCACGCAAGAACGATGCGACCGTCTTGGCGTCTGCGTTCTCGGCCGGGAAGCCCTTGAGCGCCAGCTCAATGTCGCGGTCAGTGGCTGGTCCAGGAGGCAGCGACTTGATGGCCTGCGTGTTGCGCAGCCTGACGTATTCCTGACGGGTTTGCGTCCAGGCGTCCTGGTTGCCAGTTGCGTTCCTGAACCACGAATTGATGCCGCTGAATGTGCCATAGCCGCCACCCTGCTGTTCCAGCCTGGATGCCAGGTCCAGCATGCGACCTGCAGCCTGTTCGGAGCCGACTGCAGCTACCGCCGAGTCGTTGACAATCTTGGTCGCGCTGGCGTCGAGCTGGCCGCCTTTTTGGTTCAGCTCGAAGAGCCTCAGCTCAACGTCAGACTGCAGTTTGTCGCGGTCCAGCTTCAGCCGGTTCTGATCCAGCACCAGCCGTCCAGCACGGTCTGCAATTTGGCTGTCAAGGTTGCGGATGTTGGCCGCTGTCTGCGTGTTCTCCAGCGCCAGGCGGGTCGGGGTGTTGGCCGTGACCAGCTCTTCCTTGGTGGCTCCTGCCTCAGTGGTGCGAATCTCTGCAGGAGCCTTGAGAGCCTTGATGGAACCTTCCAGCACCTTGTCGCCGCCAGGCACGCCAGCCAGCATGATGCCGATGGTTTTCTGTGCGCTTTGGGGGCTGACCTCGGCCATCTGCGCCCAGGTCTCGTAGGCCTTTGCCTGCTGCTCGCGGCCGGCATTGCGTTCAGCCGTGGCTCGCTCTTTCAAGAGCTGAATGCCGATCTGGGGCTGGCTGGAGCTGAAGGCCGACATGACTTGGCCACCGAAACGCAGCTCGTTTTCTTGGCGATCCTTGGACAGCGTCTCCCAGTTGGCGCGCATGCTGTCTGCTTCGTTTTTGGGTAGCAGCATGGCCACGTTGGTGAAGTCGCGCGCAGTCGGATTGGGGTTCTGGATCAGAGCCTGAACTTGCGTCTGCAGCGCCTGCTTGCGCTGCAGATCAGCTTCCTGCGCCTGGCGCTGTGCAGAAATGTCAGCGATGGTGGCACCGATCTTGAAGCCGGACAGTGCCGCCTCGAAGGGGCTTTGGACGTTCAGTTGATAGTTGATTGGCTGGACCATGTCAGGCTCCCTTATACCTTGCTGTAGTCGACGGTGAGGTATCCACCGGACTCGCCCACAGCGTCAGGATAGACGCCCAGCACTTCCTGCGCCATCAGGCCGACCTGCCGGCCGCCACCCCAGACATACTCGAACTCGTAGACGCCAAGGCCGTCTGACCTGGTGCCTACGCGCGTGATGTTCTTTTTCAGCCTGATGTCGCTGAAGATGTTGCTGAATCCTGGCGTGCCGACTTTTGCACCGTACTGCATGCCCAGGAACTGGGCCGGCAGGTTGAGCACGTTGGCAAATGCCTGACCCTGCGCCAACTCTGCGCCAGCTCGTGCCGCGCCTTGCTGTCCCATTAGGTTGGCGATGTCTGCGCCAGTGCGTAAGCCAGCCGTGGCCGTGCCTGCAGCCGATGCCTGGCCAAGCTGGGCCAGGTTCTGCTGAGTGGTCTGGCCGAGTGCCGTCAGGCCTCCGAGACGGCCGTACTGCTTCTCGATCTCGGCCTGCAACATCTGCGGCCGGAACTGTGCCAAGGCTGACTGAATGTTGCCACCACGCAAGCCACCAGTGGCCGATGCACGCTGCAGCAGCGCCTCTTCACCCTGACGCACCTGGGCCTGGAATCCTGCGCCACTTTCAATGCCTGCAATAGCTGCCTGCTGCGCCTCTGGCCCGAGCAAACCAAGCAAAGCCTGCTGCTGCTCCAAAGCCGGAGCACCAGCCGCAGCGTAGGGCTGAAGGCCAGTGATGGCCGTGGTGCCAGCCGTGACATAGGGTTTGAGAATTTGTTGAACAGCATCAAACTGTCGCCGTTGTTCTGCAATACCAGCTTCACTGGCTGCGACTTGCGCACCAGCAGCATCACTGGCTGCATTGCTTTGCATGATGCCGCCGACGACTTGCGTGCCGCCGACGACTAATGCGGTTACTGGATCAGGCATGGCCGAACTCCTTCATGTAGTCTTCGAGTGTTTCACCATAGAGCGCCATGACCAGGTGAGCATT